CGAGTCGAGCACTTGCTCCCGAGACTCCTTGTCCTTCGCGCCATACAGCTTCGCGCTGTTCCGGACCCATTCATCCGCACTCACTGCGCCGCCCGACGTATTGTGGATGTCCGCGTTGGCCAGCGCTTGGAACGCTTGCTCGCGAGCCGTAGCCTCCGGCCCGTACGTCTTCTCGAAGAGAACGGGCGAGCGCTTCCACATCTCCGTTGCGATGACGCCGGTGCCCTTGTCGCCAGCAGCCTGCGTAGCCTTGCGGGCGCTGTTCAGGAGGCTTTCTGTTTGCGGGAACCCTCCCTGCTGGAGCTTGTCCGCGATGAAGCGCCGGTTTTCATCAGCATGGTCGCCGCCCTTCGCCGCGGCCTTGCCCGCAAGCTCTTGCCCCTGAAGCGACTGCTTCGCGCGGTATTCCGCGTATTCCTTGCGCGTCATCTCGACACCAAGCTCCGGATCGAGGTACTTGTCTTCGCCCTTGGTAGCCTGGATGAGTTTGATGGCGCCCGCTTTCCGGTCATTCGCGTCCGCACGAAGGTCTGCCGCCATCTTCGCGCCATTCGCCTGCTGATCTGCGAACTTCGAGCCCGCCGCTTCCTGGTCGATCTGCGCCGCCACCTTGTCGCGCTGCGCGGCGGCCATGATTTGCGTTGCCGGCTCGAGCCCGAACTGGCGGACCATGTTGTCGAAATGCTGCTGGGCGGCATCTTTGACCGCCGCAGCGCCTTTCGTCTGCTGTTCGAACCGCATTTGTTTTGTCCGAAGGTCCCGATCCATATCGGCCTGGAGCATTTGCATCACCGGGTTCGGACCACCTTGTCGCGAAATAGCCTGCCCCATGCCCGCCAGGCCGATGGCGATGGCATTCCCCATGTGCTGAAATGTCGACCGATCCGCCCAATAGTCCGTGATCGGCGCAACATTCTGCGTCGCTTTCGTCGCATCCTGGACCTTCTGATTCGCCTCGGCCGCCGACTTCTGCTGCGCAGCCTGGAGTGCTGCGGCGTCCGCCACGCGCTTGTCCGCATCGTCTTCGCGCACGCGCGCAGCGAGCATGGCCTTGGCGGCCTGCGTTTCGTGGATGCTCTCAGCTGCGCCAACGCCACCCACGCGCTGCTCGAGCGCTTGATTGTTGAGTGCGAGACTCGTCGGCCCCACCTGGAGCTGTTCGTGCGCGGGGAGCGCCCCCGCGCCCCGGAGGAGCGCGGTCTTCGGCAGACCGGGTGGCGCGGGCGCCACTGGGGGCGGAGACGGGGGAGGCAGATAGGAGCCGGGCCCCGCAATGCTCACCGGCGCGGGGGGTGCCGCCGTGAACCCTCCCTCAGCCGGCGGAAGCGGCGCGGGTGGTGGTGGGGGCGGCGCCTGCGATACCAACGGCTCGCTGGACGCAACGGGGAGATTCGCAGGCGTGAAGTTCGCGGCATTCGGGTCGGGCGGTGCGTTCACGTAGTTCGACGCGTAGGCATCGACCGCGGGCTGCATTCTGCTCATGAATTCTTCGGTGGGCATCAGACTGCCTTCGCCGCGGCATTGCCCGCCATGCCGCCTGCGACACCACCAGCAGGACCCCCAACGACCGTGCCCAGAACCGTGCCGCCGGCGGTGAGCAGACCCCCGAGTAGCGCGTTGCGATTCGAATTGTCGATCTGCTGTTGCTGCATGTTCTGGTTTTGACCGAACTGATAGGCGCCCGCATTCGCCGCTTCGCCAGCCTGCTGCGCATTTAGCTGCTGATTGAACACGCCCTGACGCATCGACTCGTAGGCGAGCTGGCCCTGTTGAGAGAGCGCTGCCTGCTGCTGCGCGAGCTGCGCGGCGAGCCCGCCCTGCGTTGCATAGGCCTGATTCGCCAGAGTTCCGTACGCCTGTTGCGCGCCGATTTGCTCCTGAGCACGCGCCGTCGCAGCTTGCCCAAGGCTGGCCGACTGCTGCTGCGAGGCATTGCTCCCCGCCAGCTGTTCGGCCGCAACGAGGTTTGCTCCACCACCGCGCGCGCTCGCAGCCTGCTGCATCTGAGCTTGACGTGCCTGGGAAAGGCCTTGCTGCATCTGCGCATCCGCGATGCTCGGTCCCTGTCCGCTGGCCCGCTGTTGAAGCATCGAGAGCGCATTGTTCGTGTCGCCGCCATACTGACCGGCAATGTTGTTGTAGTTGCCGAGGTTCATTTGTCCGGTGTTCTGGCCCATCTGCGCGTAACGCTGCTCTTCGCTCGCAGCGCCCCCCATCTGGCCACCATATTGGTAGGCGAGCGGGTTATTAACGTTCGTCCAATCGCGGATGTCGACGCCGGGAGTGGGAGTCAATGACCCATATTGGAAGCCACTTGGCGAGCCCGGAGTGGTCTGCCAAACTTGGCCATGCGGGTCTCTTCTATAATAATTCGCAGATTGATCCGACGCTGTCTTGCCCTGCATAGCCGCTGTTATCTGAGGGGCCATCTGATTATAAAGATCGTCAGCTACGGATCCTCCTATCCCATTATGCAAGTGATCCCACAGCTCTTGCAACTGCTGCTGAGCTTGTGTCGATGCGTTGGAATTAGGATTGTTTATCCCACCAGGCGTCGCGGCTTGCGTAGGTGGAGTATATGTCCTTACCTGCGGCTGGCCCTGTCCCTGAGCCGGGGGAGACTGCGGCGTTGTCCCGGGCCCCGCAGGCGTTGGCTGCGTTTGCGTTGGCGTGGGCTGCGGTGTCGGCGATGTGTTGCCGGCCATGCCCGACGCCTGCGGCATATCAGTCTGCGTCGCCAACGAATTCACTACCTGATTTGCGAGCGCCATGGGTCCCTCAGCTCTTGTTTGTTGCCGGAAGCTTGAATGTTTGATTATCGCGCGGATCGAGCTCGACGGCCAGCCCTATCCACCGTGCAGCGAAGCCCGTTCCCGGCGTGATGGGTGCGGAGTCACTGAGCTTGATGCGCATCGACTGCGCGCGGTGAATGCTCGTGTCGAACGAGAACTGCGGCGCGCTCATCGCCACAATCTGGGCGTCCGTAAACGCTGCGGTCATGTACGGCGACGCCTCGTAATCCTTGAAGAAGGAGGCCAGCACGCCGTACGCATCGAGGCGCTCTTGCTGGACGGTCCATTTTACAAACGAGACATTTCCCTGGAGCCCGAGCGGATGCACCTCGCCGATCGAGATCGACATGGTCACCCATCCACCATCATCCAAGCCGATGGCCGGGTTCTCATAGAAGACGCGGCTCGACACGTTGACACCATTGGAGACGAGCATGAATTGCATGCCATTCGCCACCGTCTCGCTGATAATGTACGAACCCGACTGGTCACCAGCAGACAAAATGGTGTCTCGCGACCAACGGTCGGTGGCGTAGTCGTAGACCAACCGAACACCGAGCGTGCCCGCGGTGTTCCCGCAATCGAACGCGCAGGTGCGCCCGTCGGGGTGGATATTGGTTCCCGTGATGATGGGGAAGTTCGCAAGGTCCGTCTGGACACGCGAGCCAGCTTGCTCGGCGGCCACCTGACGTTTCCGATCCATCAATTGGATACCCGCGCGCGACTGGTACAGCGTACCCACCTGCGTCACCACCACACTGCGCGGCTCGATACATCCGAAGTCCGTTGCAACGCGGTTCGGCGTGTCAACGTCGTTCTGCTGGCCGAAGTCGTTCGGGCCATTTGCCTGAAGAAAATAGAGCCTGTTTTCCGTGGAAATGTACAGCGTATCGTCCATCACCCACATGGCGGTGATGTCGCCGCTCTCCTCAAGGGGGAGCTCGAAGGCATCCGTGAAGTTGACCGTGCTGCCAGTGACGAACGACTTCGAGTAGTTGACCGTGTGCCCGTACGCGACCCATATGCGATTCCTGTAGGTCACGCACGCCGTGAAGCCCGAGGGCATGACATTCGGGAACACTCCGGAATCCGTATAGAGCTCCTCTGTTGCTGTAGTGGCGATCAGCGTAGTGCCATTATCAAGTACAGTGATGTATTGTTGCGTTGTATCGTTTGTTGGCTCCAAACCCTCAGAGAACAGCCTAAGATAGGTACCGGACAGTGGTCCGGAAGACACTTGTCTATACAATACAATGCGAACGGATGTGAAGCTGTTGCCTGCATTCTGGCGCGCTGTCACTGTCAATGCAGGAATCGTAAGCGTCACTGATGCGATCCCAGTGCCACCAGCGACGACCACTGACATCGCATCACTCGGAATCGACTGATGCACGAACCCATTCGCATCTACGAATTCGTACAGCGCACGGTACAAATACGTGCCGTTTGCCAGGGCCCCACCAGTGAGAGAAACGGTGGAATCTAGCGCTTGTGGCCAATATGAAAATGAGACCTCGGCCAGACGAGATTTATCCCAATAGAATCCGGGAGACATGAACACGGTCTGTCCAAGACGCGCATTCAAAAATCTGTTCTGCGGATTGAAGTCGATAACATGAGAAGACAGAGACACCCTTTGCCTATTGTTTCGCCGGATGATGGCGTCGCACACCATGAACCCATTCCCCAAGTTTGCCGTCGACGGCACACCCCACAAAGGCAATACCGAAGAGAAAGATTGAGGTACGGCGGCGAACCTTGGTGCCTGCCAGGTGATGGGCCTCGGGGACCATGTGATGGGAGAGGTGTCAATACCTAGCTCCAGCAACATGTGGGTATATTGTGCTGGCGTGGTCGCATTGGCCGTATTGGCGATGGCGCCCCCGACCAATGCGAACACGTAAGCGCGCTTGGGCGAAATAGAAGACCCGAGCCCCCTGACGAATGGCTTGCTGGCGGCGACCACCCAATATGCTGAACGATTCGGTGCGGATGCATTTCCGATAACGTTTGCGTTGATATCGTAAACAGGAAAAACGCTCAGCGGCTTTGAATTGGCGAAGGATGATATAGAAAAAATTCCGTTATTCGTATTCTCGTCAACCGCCACACCTACAAGTTGGATACCACCTGCGGACGTTCCGGTGTAGGTTGTGAACGGCGCTGCGAACGCCATAGACAGGGACGCATCCAGGGCGACCGCTCGCACGGCATTGGAGCCGGTGGACGTGTTGTGTCGGCAGTAGGCAGCCCACGTGATGGCGTCATCGTGACGCGCAGATATTGCGAGTCCGACATTCACCGAATTGGGAGCGGATACAACTTCCAAATTGGTGGTGGCCACCGATGCGAGTGACGTGTTGTACTTCGTGGCGTTCACGGTTCCGGAGGCACTGCAAATAAGATAAATGAACGTATTCGAAGCGCACACCGCAAAGTCACCTTGCAAGTCCGAGCGCAGGGTTGTCCGCGAGCCCCAAACCATGTTCACGCGGTCCCATTTTTTGTAATACAGATTAAAGGGAGCGGTGCCTTGCGTATTGTCGCACCACATCAGATAGACAGACGTGCCGCAAGCAACGAGTTTTGGTGGCCACCAAGTCCCTGTCCCGGCCTCGGATTCGGAAGACACAATCATCGATCCAGTCGATGCGTCTTCTACAGTTGTATAGACATCATTCAGCGCTGAAGGGCCGAACATGGGGTTTGCACCCATGAGCCATGCGTGAAAAATCAAGCCATCAGGTGAGTAGCAGATATCCTGCCCGAAGAGCTGATACTGAGATGAGCTTATTGGCCTCAGTTTGCTGACAGCTTCGGGCGCCAGCCCGCGCTCAATGAGGAATTGCGCTAGGCCCGTGCCGGCCGCAATCGAACGGCTACCGATGTGGTAGCCATCCGTGACAATGAGCTCGTTTTCGTTGGCGATGAGCTTCCCCTGTACACCAGCGGAGAAGGCGCGAGATGTGTTCGCAAAAAAGTTCGTGAGATTGGAGATGCCCGGACGTTTCTCGACGCCACCGATTTTGTTGTAGCGAACGTTCACCGCTTCCAGCACCTGCGCACCCGCCTGCGTTTGGCGCGGGTGCGTGCGCTGATCCATCCCCGAGTCGAACGTGACCTGCATGGTCTGCGTTGTCTTCTGCGCGCCCGTTGCCATCTAAGCCACCTTCAGCATAATCGTGCAAGCGTTGGAGCTCTGAATCGAGATGGTGTTCGTGTCCCACGCGGTGCGTTGAAACAGCCCGTAGCCGCCCGTGACGTCGATGACGGACCATTCCGTCGGTTGGCGCGCGAGCTTGTGCTGGATGACCTGCACTTGCCCGATGGCGAACGTGAACGGTCCCAAGATGTTTGGCGGGGCGCCGCGCTGATTGACCGCCAACTGCGTCCGACGCTGCGTTGCCTGCATGGCCAGCGTCTGACGGTCATCGGTCTGCTCAATGGCTTGCGGGAGCCTGGTAACGGGCACGGTCATGGGAGCGGGAACCTCCGGCGGCCGAAGCCGCGTCGACCACCCAACCACCACTTGTCTCCTCGAACGTCCACCATGTGCGGCGCCTCCGCGGCGTTGCGGTCGCCCTGGATGGCCTCGAGACGCTGTTTGGCCTCCCCTGCCAGCTGGCTGGCCATCGCCATGCGTTGATCGTCTCCCTGCTTGATGGCGACCAACTTGCTCGCCCAGCACACCACAAATTCTTCGAACCCATCAAGCCCATCGAACGTGTCGCTGTCCGAGATGAGGGTTCGCGATGCCGGGATGAAATTGATGGTGACCGTGTAGATGCCCTGCGGCCTCGGCCGGAACGAAATGCTGTCGCCCACGATGCGGTAGCCCGGGTCGCTCACCCAATCCCAAACGCGGGGCTCGACGAGCCCGTCGGTCTCGAACTGCTCGTAGATGCGCAAAACGCGCTCGCGGCCATCCTGAAGATAGAATACCTTCGTCAGCTCCAGAAACGTCGTGGGCAGGGCATAGAGCTCCTGGTTCGACACCGTCGTGATGGTCGACGATGTCTCCAGGTAGCCCTGCCCACGCATCTTGATAAGCTCGACTTGCAACTGCGCCAGGCCCTCATTGATGTAGTCGTTCAGCTCCAGGTCCGGAAACCGAGCCACCTCGCTCTCAATGTCGCACCGGCGCCGGACCCGTGTCCGCAACTGGAGCTGAGTTACAAGTCGCATCGACTACTTTCCTCCGCCGTAGCTGTCAATACAAGCGCGAATCGCGCCCTTCATGGCGGTCATGAAGCCATCTTCGTCGTCTTCTTTTGCCGCGGAGAAAGCCTCCTTGAGGTAGGAGTCTTCGTCGCCACCACCCTCCCCCTCTTCGCTGTCCGGGGGAGCCTCCTCTTCATCATCCTTCGGGCCCTTCCCGACGAGAAGGGCCAGACCTTTGAGCGAGCGGGCCATCAGAATTGCAACCCTTGCTCGTCGAACACGATGCTGATGTAGATGATATCTCCACTGGTCGGATCGGTTGGTGAGCCAGACCCGTTACGGGTCTGAAAAACCAACTGTCCGTTCGTGTTCGTCGTATCTGTCAATACAACTGGCTCCAGAATTTCCGTGCCCTGCTGGAGCATCGACGATGTCCAGCAAACCAGTTCCTTCGGCGTGCGATCGAAGGTCATCAGGTACTGCCCTGCCGACTGGCGAACGGGTGGTGCGCTGTCCTTCAACCACATGCCTCTGACCTTCGCGACCGCACCCGTGGTGCCGATGGTGATTTTGTAATCGCAGCCCACCGTGCCAGGGTTGGCCCTGCGACCCATTGAGAGAGGCGCTTGCATCAGTTCCTCTCGATGTCCACGTCGACCGTGAACCACGAAGTCGCTGCGGACAGCGCAACGCCGGTGCCGCCCTTGGCGATGGCGACGGTGAGCACGTCATCCACCGCGAGCTGCACGTTGGCCGGGGTGAACGCGCTGGCGGGCAGCTTGAGCGGCACGAAAGCCACCAAGTTTCCACCCGCCACGTTGGTTGTGAACGCCGCGATGACGGTCTGCGCACCCGCGCCCGTGCGTTTGGCCACCGTGATGACCGCATTGTTTGTGTTGTCGCCCGTGACCGCGATGGGCGCCGTGATACTGATGCCCCTCACATAGCAGGAGCGGCGCACGTGGTCGATGACCGATTCGGTTACCGCCGTACCAGCAACGCTGTTGGCAATCTGCGCCACATACGTCTCGCGAAACGTGCTGCGCACGTCATCGTTGATGAGGTCCGAATTGCTCCCGACCTCTGCTCCAATCAATTTAGCTACATCACTCATGGCTCAGGCTCCCGCCGTGTGCTGAATGGTTGCGTTGAAGGAGGGTGCTTCGCAGTAGACTTCATCGTCTCCCACGAAACGGCTCTCCCACGAATCCTGGTTTTCTTCCATCATCGGGCTTTCGATGAGGGAGACCATCTCGTTCGTGCTCGCGAACGTCCAGGTGTCCAGCTGGAGCATCCAGCTGCGCCCCACGGGGCAATCCGGATCTGCAATCACGCGGATGTCGCCGCGCGGTCCCTTGACCACGATGGCGTCGTAGGACATGCCCGGCATGTACTTGCCAACGCCAGCCGACGGCGTGGTCTGGTAGATAAGCTTTCCCGCCTGGGAGAGCTCGATTTGCAGCTGCAACCACTCGGTCGTGGACATGATCCACGTGTCCGGTTTACCGCTCGCATCGACGAGCGCCGAGGCCGCATTGATGCCCGCCTGGAGCACGCCGCCGGCCGCAGTGCCGTTGATTCGGATGCCTGCGTAACGTTCCGGATCCTTCGTGCGGTCCGCAGCGCCGAGGAACGCCGTCGGCACCGTTAGGCCGGTGAGCGGGTCCGCCGCGCCAGGGTCGGCCGGCGTAATCCACGCACGTAGGCCGTGAAGCACGTTTGCGAAGACACCCTGACGGAAGATGAAGTCGTTGGTGGTGATGGCCGGGATACCAATCGAGAGAGAGGCCTCGCGCACCGTGATGGTGCCCTTGTTGGGGCCCGAGCGCACGACCTTGTCGACGGTGAGCTGTCCGGCGTTGATAGTGCCCGCCACCGAGCCGTCCGAGCCCGTGCAGGTGGTCAGAACCATGTCCTCCTGGTAGAAGCGGACCTTGGACGTGTCGCGCAACACAAACGTCTGCCCGGTGAGCGTGGTGCCCGAAGCCAGCTGGCCCACCGATCCACCGCCGTTGCCGAACAAGTACGAGCTGATGTCGCGCTTCCACTGAAGCACCGCGTTCCGCGACTCGCGCGCGAACGGCTTGACGATGACCGCCTTGTCCTTCTTCGCCTGGCGCAGCACGCGCCCGTCGATCGAGAACAGCGCGTAGTAGGTTTGCGCCACGATGTCGAAGCGGACCGCCTTCGATGGCGTCTTGTTCTGTTTTGCGAACTGGAAGTTCGGACCGACACCCTGAGGCATGCCAGTTCCGACTACGATATGCCGAACATCCTCGTTGAAGTCCGTATCCTTGGGCAGCAAACCCAAGGTGGGAGCTTCAGCGTACAGTTCCTCGATGATTGCATTTTGAGGCCAGATTTCCCGGCCAAGTTTCCACACGTATGCCTGAAGCGGCGTAGCCATTTAGACCCTCGACACGCGCCATCATTGCGGCATCTTCCGCATGACGCGAGCAGCTTGCGCGACGCGTTCGTGAAACGGCAGCAGCTTCCCACCAGTGGGAACGATGCCCGTTCTCGTAGACGCTTCGCGATTCGTGATGCTCTTCGCCTTGTCTTTGGCGGTCGTGGTCGTGGACTTCGTCTCTTCTTCTTCGGTAACTTCCTGCTCTTCTTCTTTGAGCAGATCTTGAGCTTCTTGGAACTCTTCTTCCAAAAGCTTCACGATGTCGTACAGATTATGCTTTATTTTGCGATGTGCAAGGCTATCGGAAATGGCGTTGCCACGTTTGATGACCGCTGCCTTGTTCTTCTTGAGCGCCTTCGCCGTAAGCTTCGCATCGCCGTCTGCGAATTCGGCAACGATGCCCGCGAATTGCTCGTGGACCGCAGCTTCTTGCTCTTTGAATTGCGACTTTTGGAGCTGCGCTTTGATATTTTCAAGCTCCTGCATGATGGGCCCGAGGTCCTTCTTCGCCTCGCGGGCCGCGAGCTTTGCCGGGTCTTTGGCTGAACTTAGCCACTCGACCAGCTTCTCCGGGCCGACCTTCTGCTCGAGCATGTCGAGCACACCAATCGGGTCCTCCCAAACCGAATCCTTCGACTTGAGGTGTTGCTCGTAGACCTGGAGCTGCTGTTCGCGAGCCGCGAGCTCTTGCTCCTTTGCACTCTTCGCCCGGCGCTTGCCCTGCTGCTTCCGTTCGAGCTCGGCCAGCCGCTCGATGCGCTTGGCCTTGGGGTCGGCCTCCTCGGCAGCTACCTCCTTCGCCGCCGGCGTCTCGGCGAGAGTCTCCTTCTCTTCGACCGGCGGTTCTTCGGCAGCCGTCTCCTCGAGAATCGAGGCTACGCGCGCATCCATTTGGGATAGAAGCTGTCCAGACGTTGTCGTGCTCATGCATTTCCTATCGGCAGGTTGGCGGGTGGTCCGGGAGGCGGGGCGCCACCCATTGGCCCCGGAGGTCCCGGAGGGCCAGGCGGAGGCCCAGGGGGCGCGGGCGGGTTCATTTTCGCAATCTCGGCATCGCACATCGACATGATGTCGCGCATGCCTTGCAGGTTTGCTTCTTCGCAGCCCTGGATGCGCGCGGCGTTGTAGCGCTGCTGCGCACGTTTCTGGTACCAGGCCAAGTCAACGAACGCGCTCGGCGTGGCTTGCGTCATGGCATCGTCCAGCGCCTTCGCCGTCTCAGCATCGAGCACCGCTTCGATCTGCTCGTCGATGGCCAGCCTATCAGATGTCTCGACATCTAGCTCCATTTGGGCGTCCGGACCGCCCAAAAGCTGCATAAACATCGACCGGTCGATAAGCTGCTTGTCGAACAAGTAGTTCAGGAATTTGAGCTTCTGATCGAGCTGTTGCGGCAAGATGCTCGTCGGGAAGACGCGCAGCTGGAAGTCGTCGAGCGAGACATCCGCCCACTTGAGCGGGAGCAAGCCGCCCTTCATGGGCACGCTCACCGCTGACTCGCCCTTCTCCTCCGCTATCTCGCGTTCGAGCTCGATGAACCATTCGGCCATCTCGACACAGCCCGCTTCGTACGCGCGCCCGAAGATGATGTGCCGCTCGTCCTCGATGTCGTCCAGCGTCTGAATGCCGATGCCTGAATCGACGCCAGGCTGCTTCTGCCCCTGGACAGATGTCATTGTCAAGCCAACTTCCCCAAGTGCGTCCTGCGGCAAGTCCCGCTCACGCTGATAGACCGAAGGGTGCACCGGAGGAAATGTCTCGACAGTTGGTGCGGCACCCGTGTACTCGATGATGGGCACGGACGTGTTTGTGAAATCCGCCGGGGTCACATCGGAGCCCTTTTGCGTGAATATCATCCCGCCGCCGAGCATCCGATGTCCCTCCTGGACCTTCTCGAATTGCTCGGTAATGGCCATCTGCCACGGCTCGAGAATCTCCGCGAGTCCCGTGCCCCAGTAGCCCGTGATGGGGTCGAGGTAGTTCAGCACCACGAAGGGGAACTTGAGGTACTTCCAGGGTTCCACAACGAGCGCCTCGCCACCCGCAAGCGAGATAGCTTGCCTGCCAGTGCACTCGTGGTCTTCGTCGTCTTCGTGAGCCTCCTCGTTGTCGCAAAGGTGGTAGCTCGCAACGAGCCGCACACGCGACACCGACGAGTCGATAGTCCCACGCCAATCCCATTCGTCGCCGCTGCCA